AAGTTGATCCGTGGTCCCCGCGCGCGTTAAGGTCTTGACCACCCTCGCGGTGGCATCTGTCTTTCTTGCTGTGATTTGTGATTTGACGCCGTGGATAGTAGTGCTGTTGGGGACGGAAAGGGCGTCAAGGGCATACGAATCCTGGTGCCCTATGGTTGAGCTTTCGTTATAGGTCGTGTCGTCGTCCGGAACGGCCTCGTCAACATTTTCATAATTGGCCCCGGCGGAAGGAGTAAAATTTGCGTACGTCCCGGCGCCGTCTGGGAAAAGAGCGTCGCACCTTACGTCGCCAAGGAAGTCATTATTCTTTGTGCCTGTTGTGTCGCAAATATAAAGGTCGTCAAAATCGGTTACGATTGAGTAGGTAATTTGGGCGGGGCAGCCAAGTTGCACATTATTGGTCGCCTCGGTTGCGCCATTGCAAGTATCAACCCCGGAAATATCAATAGCGGTTTCGTCGCCAACTTTAAGAAGATACGATCCAGCGCTATTGCTTATTGTGGTTTTTACCTGCACATATCGCCATGTATTCACCGGTAAAGACCCTACTGATGCGGTTGTCATCAATACACCGTCGCCCCTATAAAGACAGAATCTTCTATTGGCGTCGAGGGTAAGATTTGTGTGTATCGTCGAGCCATGTTTAAATATTAGCAGGCCTCTACTATACCACGGGTAGTCCTCGCCGCTGTGGACTTTAACCGCAAAGCCAACTATAAGGGTTGCGTAATCAGCGCGGAGGCTAATATTAAAATGAAAATCTTGCAGCGCGGCGTAGTCTAAAGTTATGCATCTTCCAGCATTTCGACCCGCGTCCGCGAAAGACATCCACGCCGCCGAAGCGTTTGAAGTAATGCCGGCTATTTTTTCAGTTTGGACAACCGATAGATCTCCGTAATTCTCATACGTCTCAAACCCATCAAAATAAAGCAAAGCCATGGCGCACCCCTCATGGAATAAGCGACCGCTCGCAAAAGCGGCCGCTTTGTTAAACCATCAAATCAATTCAACCAGCTATTACGCCGGATCCCTGATCTCAATATCCCATGCAGGCGTGTTCACCTTGTTGCCGCCGGTCAAATTCTGCGACGTGCAAGTCGTGGTATAAAGCACATTTTGCAAGGCCGAAGAACTCGCGTGAAATTGCACCAGGGCCACATGTGTGGCGCTGTCGGATGCAACGATCCCATCGATGGAAATCGAACTCTGGGCGTTTACAGCGATCTTCCTTCCGGACGTGTCCCCGTCTGCGGGGCCGGTGAAGTCGGCAGAGCTGATCGTAGCTTCCGCCAGCTTAAAGCCGGAGGAATCAGCGGCCAAAATAGCGTTAGCGTATGCTGACGCACCATCCGGCTCTGCGTTCAAAACATAAAGTCGAATTGCGTATGTTTTTAAATGGTTTAGGGCAGCGTCAAGAACGTTGTCATGTACGTTTTTTGCCATCTTTCTTACCTCCTGGTTTATCTTCGTGGTAGGTCACCGGCCCGGTGTAGAGCTGGTTCCCGTTGGTGAATTTTTTATAGCTCAGATCCCCCCAACGGAAAGCGTTGTGGATCCAGCTCTGGAACACGGTAGCAATCTGATGATCGCTTTGACGGAAATTAGGATGATCCTGGACAAAGGAATCGCCGAGAATATACTCCTCTTCGACCTGGTCTTGGTTATAGGCCCATTTGTCCGATGGACCGACGTTCTGCTCGTACTCGGTACATCCGCGTTTAAGGATTAGATTTGGAAGGCTCTTGATAATGATATCGCCTTGTGCATAGGGCATAACATCTCCCTCGGTATAGAACTTGGCCTTGATGGGGCACCCGAACATTACGCGCTCCCACTCTTTCTTGTCTTCCATGGCCTTCTTGACCAGGCGATAGCACTCTTTGCCATCCTCGAGGCTATGGTTGTAAAAATAACCCCCATAAAGCCTGTTGGTGTTTTCCCTGTCGCCTTCTGTGCCACACTTGCATGCACGGCCCAGGTAGAGTTGCATGATATATGTCGCTATCAACTCCTCGAGATTCCTTGGCATAAGCACAACCTTCCAGCACTCATGGCAAGGGATAGGTATTTTTTTCTGACCAAAGAACTCATCAAACAAAATCTTGTGCCAGTAATGACAATTCTGGTTTTCACGAGGTTTCGTATAAATCCAGGGTGGATTCGGATGCATGCGCCGATTGTATTCGATACGCCCATCCTCCCCTCGGAGCCAATGGCCCTGCTTCTTTAACAGGTACTTGTCAACTACGTTGCGTTTCTCGCATTCCAGGTAAAGTATTTTGGTATTCGCCATGATGTCATTTCTCCTTTTTAGGGTTGAAGTGAAGTTACATACCGTTCATCAAAGCAGATACCGGCCCCAATGTTTGAACGAGGATAGGATATCTTCTTGCGGGTTAGATCGAGCATCTGACCATCAGATGTCCCCACACAGATTCCCTTTGTTGACGTCCAAACCACACCGGTTCCCAACATTTCTCCGGATCCCATTAGGGCCAAATCAATAAAGGTGTCGGTGTTTTCGATAGCCGGATATTCTGCAACCTTCTTCATCTCCATATCCCGTGGGTTTTTACCGGCGAGGAAATAGGTGTTTCTTTCGGTTCCCACCCAGATCCCTCCGGCAGGTAAGGGACGAAACATTGTCACCTTGCCTTCAAAGGGCAGAAAATTGCGGCTTAAATCGAATGCGTTAAGGTTAAAGGGTTCGCTATACCAGACAACAGGACCCTGGGCGATAAACACATGGCCGAATTCATAGGCGACCTTCTGGCCTATCGGCGGTCCGGAAAACTGCCTGGTTGTCTCCGGTCCCACATACGAACCAAAGACCCAATCGTTGTTGGCTCCATTCTCGACGAAGCCCTTCTCATAGCCGTTCATCCAATAGGACCTGCTGGACAGCTCAAAATAGCTTACCCTGGCCCCTGCGGTGACCGTTGCAATGGCGGTATAGGAATAATCCGCGTGAAGCTCGCATAGGGATGTGCCCGTAACGAACAACCCGGCGCCACCATCGCACCATAAGGAATGAATGTTTTCGGTTCGTGAGGTAGCAGAGAATCCTTTTCTACGGCTCACGCGGCCAGTTTTATCGATGTCGACGTTCACGGCAACAGCAAGATCCTGTACGCCGGTTTCCTTATCGAACGGCAACCTGACCGGATCGACTTCCACGTTTAGACCGGTTGACCCGGTAAATATCGTAATAGGATCAGACATAAGCATCCCATGCCATCTCATCTGGCAGATCTATCGGTGCGTGACGAGGAGGACCAACCAGCCTGTCCAGCTCAACCTCGGCTTCGGCAAACTTCTTGCCATACCTGTCCGTATTGACCTGTTTACCCTCGATGCCGTCCTCGATCTCGCCATATATCTCCCTGCAGGCATAATTCACCAACAGGGGCTCGACCATGTGAGGGGGCAGGCAAACGGGTTTGTCGTAACGGGATCGAAGCCTGGTCGGATATCGATAATAAATAAGACGCAGCACTTCGGCTGTTCCAGGTATGCGTTGATAGTGAAGAGCATTCCCCTTTACGGAGACACCCTGGACGGGCCCAGATTGGTCAAGGACGGTATAGTGCCGATAAAGATTTATTACGCTATCCTTGATATCAATAACCCGGTTGTGCGTTAAGCTCTTGCAATACCAGAGATTCTTTTGAAAATTGGCGGGCATGGGAATATAGCCGACGTTTGAATTCGTGCTAACATCCTCGGTATGCTCCAGGTCCGGCAGATTATATTTGCCTGCCAGGTAGTCGAGACATGTGTTGAACTCATCGACGATATCAACCCAGGAATACGATCCATCTTGAATTTTTCGCAAAACCTTGTCGGCCAGGGAATGGCCGGTTTCCTCTAAAAATAAGATTTCACCGGCCGATTCTAAGCTGAATAGGTTTGCAATAAGCTCATTCGCCATGAATTAGCTCCCTATTGCCATCCAATATCCGGTAGAGCCGCTGTCGTGAACGATTGTAACGGCACTCCCGGCGCATGGTAACGATTCATTAACTGCTGCCCAGCCGGTGTCAACGGCGGAGCCCTTGTTTGTGAGTTGTATGTTCTCACAACTACGCAGACCGGTATCGATGTCACCACCGGTCGAATTGCCGTAGGTTCCATAATGCACGCGTTTGTTACCAAACACGGTTCTTCCTGTTACTGCTGCTGCAAAAGCCATTTAACACCTCCTTGATGTCAGTCTTTTTAGTCGATGCAGACCAGGCATGGTTTGAATTCGGTGTCGACCCCCACCGTGCCAAGGGCGGTTGCCACCATCGGGTAATAACTCGCACCATCGGCACCGGATACAGCTCCGGCGGTTGTCGTCGACTGATATAGAGGCTTGCCAACGGCATCGTTGTTACCAGACAGGACCAACCCTTGACCTCGGGTCTGGGTCCAATGGTAATAAAGCGCGGTGACGGCATGGGGCGTTATCCCCACGGGTG